GTCCAGAACAATGATCTTATCACAGACTTGCTGTAGCTGCCCTAAAACGTCCCGCAACCATCGATCAGCCTCATTCCGGACTAACATTGACCCTATCAGCATAAAGCCTCCTATACTCCTTGTAATGGCGATCTGTAATAACCTCCGTGCCGATATGACCGCAACATAGCGAAGTGTCAACGTAAACCTTGAACCCGGCATCCCTTGCCCTCTTGCAGAACCCCAAATCCTCGGCCAATACCGGCATGGGGAAGAATAAGGGTTTTGGTGTTTGCTCCAGAACCTCTCTCTTAATCAGGCAGCAGGCCATTCCCACACCCTCAACCTCTGCAAGTCCCTCTGTCCAGTCCTCGGCCATCTGAACACTGGCCTTTTCACCGTCAAAATCTACCCGGGGATAAAAGCAGGGCGAATATGGCTGTTGCCTCTTAAAGGCCATGGCTGACGCTATGGGCTTGTCATGCCTTAAAAGCCTCTCTATGGTGTCCGGCCTCGGCTCCATGTCAGAGTCAAGGAAGAAAAGCCAGTCATAGCCGTTTTTCAGACAATGTTCTGCCGCCTGCTCCCGGGCCTCATAGATAAGGCTTGAGCCCACAAAGCGGAAATCAAGCTGGTCGCAGAATTGGCGGGTGTGAAATAGCAGTTGTGTCCACGCCACCACAAATTGGTAGTGAAATAGGCCAGTATGGGGAACGACTATTAGGCCCTTCATGCCGCACCTCCCATCATCTGCATTATGTGAGCCTCCAATTGGTCAGGTGGCAACATCATCATTTGCTGAACCATTGGCTCGGCTTCTTCCGGGGCCATCTGCCCAATAACTTGCTGAACCTCCGGGGGCATTGACTGCACGAAGTTCCCCATCATCTGACCAACGAACTGCTGCTGTGCATCCATGGCCTTGACTTCCTCGACCAATTCCTGTTTCTTGGGTATCACCCCATTAGGAACCCGATCAAGGTACTGCAGGAAGGTTATTTTCTCGTTCTGGAGCAGATTGTCCAGGGTCTGCATGGCTGTAATCTCTGACCAATAGGAGGATGGCCCAACGTCAATTTTGAGTTTTAATCGCATGTTTTTGAGTCGGTCAAAGTCAAACGGCACAACCTGCCGCACACCTTTGACATTGATTGCAATATTGCGCCGACCGTAATATGTGGACATAAAATCAAGCCATATTTGGCCCAAGTCCTCAACGAACTGGTAAAGATTGGCCTTTATGCTTTCCAGGGGGATTGCTGCCGCCTGTTGCACTGCTATGATTGCAGAGGTGTTCTCGGGCTTAACGTCACCCAAAGCTGAGTCAGAGGCCCCCACAAGCTCTTTGGTGTAGTTTATGGCCGCATCAATGACCTGCATCACCTGATTGGACATTTCCCCGGGCTGGAGATAGGTGGCCACTTTGCGTATATCCTCGGGGCCACTAACTGGAATTGCCTGACCAATCTGGTTGTTCCAACTTTTTATCAAATTGGAATCATACACAGCCTTGGGAAAAGCGTTATACATCAGGTTAAGCATGACCATGGCAAACATCTTGTTGATAAATACCTGATTTGGAACCAAGCCGGTTCCAACAGCCTGTCCGTGGTAGCTGTTTTTACGCTTATCCCAGTTCATCCAGGTAACGGGATACAGTTTTAGCTGGGTATCAACCTCACTCCTTATCGTCACCGCTTTGGTTGACTTGTTAAACTTAATTGTCCTGGTGGCCTTGTCCCGCCAGAACTTGATAATCGCCGTGGTCTTGCCATCATTAACGCCGGTGGTGTCGAGTTCAATCTTTGACATATCGCCGGACTGCTCTGTGGTGTCGGTGTCTCCAGCTATCATGTTGACTGCGTTCTCGTCGGCGCCATATTTCCGGGCTTCTTCTTTGAGGTTTTCCACCAGCTCCCGGAAAGAAATTATGATGTAGGGCTGTTTCTGCACCCGCTGGTCGTTGGGATTACCGAAAAAGACATTGACATTATCCGGCATCTCAATTTCCATGTCGCCCATGGCTTCCTGCCCTGTGTCAATCTCAGGGCTCCACCACACATAGATACAAGCGTCACTACTGATTGCCGCATCCAAAAGGCATTGGCGAAGGTTACTGTCCATTTTGGCATCTTCCCAGAGGGTTTCGGAGTAGGCAGAAATTATCTCAGCAGCCTGCTTAACCTCCAGTTCCTGTGGATCCTCTGTCTCGTCGCCGATGTCCTGGGGAGTAAACTGCATTTTAACGGCTTGGCTCATTATGGCGGCCATGAAGTAGTTGATTACCCGCTTAAAAATGTTGAATACCGGGGTTGGAAGGCCGTTTGAAACTACGCCTTTCCACTGGTCGCCGACATAGAAACGTTCGTTTCTGTTAACAGTTGTGTATAGGTCTATTTTGCGTTTGTAGTTCTTGCCCTTTTCGTACAGGTCCCATTCTTGCGTGTTGTCCGTCACTTATCCTTTGTCACCTCCTGCGGGTTGCCCTCATAAGCCAACAGGTTTGCAAGCCCCTCCCTGAACAAGTCCTGCTCCTCTTTGGTCTGCTTGGCCTCCTGATGCTCCTGGTACATCCTGACAGGCGTTTTGATGGGCTCCGGCGTCTTACCCTGGCCCACTGCTAAACCGTCCTTTAAGCCCTTCCTGTAGGCCCACATTGGGAGCATAAAAAAACACAGTCCCAAGACTGCGCTGAGTGCGTATTCCATTGTCAACCTCCAAAGTTTATATAACTATCATCCACCACGGAGCCCACAAACGGATCCGGCTTTGGCTTTTCGTGTTCCCAGTTGTATTTCTGCTGAGGCTTTTTCTTCTCTTCCTCCCGGAAGTTAATACTCTCATCATTCAGAGCATACCTTGTAGCGTCTATGGTATGGTTGTTTGCATCTGGGTACCCGGCTTTCCAATTGCCGTTTGCATCTTTTTCCAGTTCGTAGTTAAGGAACTCTCTGGCCGTCTCGGGGCATCTGGTATCATCTATGACAATTGATTCAAGGCTCTGTAGGAATCGAATGCCATAATCAACGCTGTCCGGCCCCTTTTTAACGGCTCTTATCCTTAACCCATACTGCCTCAACTCGTTAATGCTCTTTGGCTCGGCTGAATCGGCCGTGATTAGCTCGTTGGCCTTGTTTTCCTTGACAATTTCGTCGTATGCCGCCTTATTTGACAGGTTAACCTTGTAATGCTCATGAAAAATAAATAACCGCTTATATTTGCGGTCATAATGCATCACATTGTATGCAAATGGGTCTATAGCATAACCGAAGTCAATTCCCCGGCGTATGTTGTCGAACGTCTCTATCTCGGCATTGCTTATGCGCCGACACTGGATGTTGTCAAATATTTCTCCACCCGTCCCGGTGACCTCTCCCGTGTATTCATGTTCATAGGCCTTGGGTTTTGTCAGCTTGAGATGTTCGGCCTCAGCGATGAACACATCTCCCAACCAGGCCCGGGGGACGTCCAAATATGTGCTGTGGTGTATTAGCCTATCATCCCTGGTAAGTTGCGCCTCCGCATTTACCCAATTTGCAGCACCCTTGGGAGGGTTATAGCTGTAGAACACCACAAAATCTTTGCCGCCCCGCATCAGGGATTGGTTTATCATCCTGATTTCCTCAGGACCGTTAAACTCGTCAAGCTCCTCGTACCAAATGAATTTGCAGTAGCCTTTTGAAAACTTGATGGATTTTATCTTTTTAGGCTTATCAGCGCCACGGAAAAGTATCTTTTGCCCGGTCGGTATATAAGTAAAACTGAGCGGACTTACACTTTTGTGCCAAAACTGCTCAACACCCAGGACTTCAATTGCCCAGGATATTTGTTCATACACAGAATCCTTCAAAGTGTCCTTAACTTTACGTAGGGCCACGGCATTGGCTGTCTTATCCTTCATGATGCCGAGAACAATTTCCTCGGCCACGAAGGATGATTTTGTGCTTCCACGACCTCCTTTAATCCAATAATGGACGTATTGATTAGCTTTTATGGCTTTATGTACAGGGTGGAAAGACGGAGCTATTATGTTGGACAGGTTCATTTTATATCATCTACGATCTGGACGGACAAATTAGTGTTGAGATTAACATTATCCTTAAACATGCCGAGATGCTTCCCGAGCAATTCGAGAGCACCCTTTTTGTCATGCAGCTTAAATTTAACTGTACCTCCGAATTCAGTAGTTGATTCGGACACTTCTGCCACGCATGCGGCCTGATCTTCTGTGAGTTCATCTGAATGTATCAACCTAACTCCGTTAGGCCCCCACTTCGCAAACTGCTTCATGTTTGAGAATCCAAGCTTAGCAATTTCTTTTAACACCATGTCAGCGGTTATTTCAACTCTTTTTGAGCGTTCGTCCATGGCCTTCTTAAGCGCTTCCTGGATACAACTTTTGACAAGCAACTGAGGCCCAATTCTATTAGCTGTCCTCTCCGAATACCCCGCCCTGATTGCCGCTTGAGTGGCGTTAAGATCGACAAGGTATTCAAGTACAAACATTTTTTGCTTGTCGGTTAACGGCCTGCCCATCAGAATCAACCTCCAAATATTTAAAGCGGCCAGTGTGTCTCTCCCTATAGTTCGTCATCAACTGCAGGGCGTTTCGCCTGGCCGCTTTTAGGCATAGAAAAAGCACCCATTTAAAAATAGGCGCGAAAATCAATTTTATTTTACAGTCAACCAAATATTTTGTCAACCAATTTACGGTAAATACGGATTCATAAATTCTGTTGGTGGCTTTTTTCGCTTCCTTCCGTTTTTACTTCCTCCGCTCTTTGCCGGTGGTGCTGGCATCGGCTGTAGATAATCCTTTACACTGCCGTCAGGTGGGCTTGTCCTTGCTAAAAAATCAAGAAGATCAGCGTGTTTGTCATGTGTTAAGTATTTGGGGCAGCTGGCGAAACATTTAGCCGCTGGACAGTCACAGCCGTAACGCTCTAAGTTATTCTGTCTGTTTCTCTCTCTTATTCGTTCCAGGGCTGCTCTTGTTTCCTCCATGCCTTGTTCGGCAACCATCCTTGTTATGCTATTTATATCTTTCAGCTCCTCGTCTTCAAACATTTTCAACACCTCCGGATGATGCCTTTAATCCAAGCTTACGGCGTACGTGTTCAGGTATTTTCCTTTCACCCCAAAAACTATGCACTAAATGTGGCCTGAAGTAACAGCACCAGCTGCCTTCTCGCTTTTTATGGAAACACCCGTAATTTCTAGTTTGGGCCACACTCAAATCCCATTTATGATATTTACAGAAGCCAATCCGTTTTGATTTCTTGGGCCTGTAGTATGGCATCCGCTTCTTGGTCACCCCGTCATGCTATCACCTTCTTTATTCAGACTGTCTGGTTCTTTCGATTCTTGCTTTTAATGCATTCATCAGTCTATCTTGCGTAGCTCCCTTGTCTTCCAAGGCTGAAATAACGTCCTCATCAACACCGTCGTCAACAACCAGATGGTGGATAATCACTTTCTCAGCCTGTCCTTGCCTGTGTAGTCTTTTGTTGGCCTGTTGATACAGCTCCAGGGACCAGTTTAGGCCAAACCATATCACGTGGTTGCCTCCCTGCTGGAGGTTCAGACCGTATGCACAACTCGCTGGGTGGGCCAGCAAAATATCTATTTGCCGATTGTTCCAATCGTTTTCATCCTGGGGGCCTTTTAGTTCCCTAACCCGGAGGTCTAACCCGGATAAAGCCTTTTTAATCCTCGTAAGGTCGTGCTGGAAGTTGTAAAACACCAATGCCGGCTTACCGTTCAAGCCTTCAACCAGCTCCGTGAAAGCCTCAATCTTGCAATTATGTATCTCAACCTCTTCGTGATTTTCGCCATACACTGCCCCGTTGCAAAGTTGCAGCAGCTTGTTCGTCAGTACCGCCGCGCTGCCGGCGTCAATGGTGTTTTCATCCACTTCCAACAGCATTTCGCGCTCAAGCTTCTTGTAAGCCGCCTTGGCTTTTTCGTCCAGTACCACCGACACGGTCACTGGAATGCAGTCCGGCAGCTCCAGGTAATCCTCCGCCTTCATGCTGACGCAGATGTCACTGATCAACTGTTGAATAGCCTCCTCGGCTCCCGGTTTTGGGTCATATCCGTAACCGTCAAAACTGCGTTCAAAATACCTGACACGGTATTTGGTTATCCCCTCTCCCGGACGCTGACCGCCCCCTAACCGCCTGCCGCCATCAAGGAGATATACCTGCGTGCAGGTGGGCGAGTTCAATTCTCGTATCTGGTTATGCACTGTATTATTACAGTGTGGAGTAAACTACCATGACCGACGAACTAATTGAAGCAGCAGATGCCATCGGCATTCCATGCATTGTAATCGATGAAGACTTCGATTGGAGTACCCTTCCAAAGTTCTCCGACCTGTTTTCACAATCAACCGGTGATTCACATGCTCATTAAACCAGATACCAGTAAACCAGGCTTCCAATTTGACAAGACAGCAGCCGACAGAGTCAGGGCAAACCGCTGTACCATCTGTGGTGCCCCCATATTTGAGACAGATTTCGCTGACGAATTAAGTAAAAAGGAATATTCTATCAGTGGAATGTGCCAAAGATGCCAAAACAAAGCCTTCCGAAGTGATGAGAATGATGATACTTGACCATCCACTTGAATCAGTTCTCATTCTAACTACTTTCGCCATACTCTTCTACATCTACTTCAAACTAAACGAATGGGGGATATAATGACAGAATTAAACATGATGCTTCCATTTCCTGTCCACATCGATTCTATCAATTCCCGGTACAATGAACCATGGACCAATCATTCATACACCGTATCATTACAATTCCAGAATACCACAATATCAGTGGATATCCAGGAAGGTGACCCACGCTACGACCTCATAAAACAACATCTCATCGACCAGGGTGAAAAATGACCGAAGAATTTGGGGTTAAAATTGGCAGAGTGTCTTTGGAAGGGTTTTCAACCGATGAACTCGTTGCTGAACTCAAGACCCGGCATGAATTGTGCCCGGTTGTGGATGAGATGACACGCGAACCGGTTTGTCTGTTTGTTATGACAACCGAATCATTGGTGAAGGAATTGAGCAAAAGGAATGGTGTTGAATATGCGGATATTGAGTGTGAAGATGGGATTGCAAAAACAATTGTGATACATGGATGGGTGCGGGAATGACCGATATACTTAAACTCTGTTGTAGATGTGGCGGAATACCAAAAATAGGAATGTATAAGCGAAAATATGAAACGGCAGAATATGCGGGGGAATCTGTAACGTGCAACAGGTTTGAACTAACAGAGATGAGAACATGAGTGAACACGTAATGAAACTTGATGAATTGATACCGCAACTTAAATGGTGTGGATACGAGTGTGAAGCAGGGAAACTAGAATGTAACATCGCATTCAGACAAATTGCACACATAATTGAGAGACTCGACTATACCTACAACCAGCAGAGAAAAGAATTTAATCCAGATGCATTTACTAAACACGAATATTATGTTGAATGCCAGACATGCAAGGTTGATATCATGATTGTATTCCAGTGTTCAAACTGTGACAAAAAGTATCCGTGTGTTATTATAACCGATGATGCAGATGTACCGGAATATTGTCCGTGGACAGGGAGAAAGGATGGGTGTGACTGGAATGCCAGATGAGAAGATATGCCCGTTTATGAGCAAACCAGGAACGCAAATGCACACAATTGGACTGGTTGATTCAGTATATTGTCAGAAAGATCGGTGTATGGCA